TCCATAAAAGTTATTAAAATGAGGAGAGGTGCCTGATGTGCGAAGGCCGCTCAGAGCATAGGTGGCCAGCGCCTCAACATATGCCTGATTCCAGGGATCCTGTAGCTTGTGCCAGGCCGACGTCCACGTCTTCGAGTGTCCAGGAAGGCCGGCCTCCTGTGGAAGGGAATAGCGCCCCTGCATCCAGCGGACCGGGTCAAGTAGGTGGGTCACCTTCAGGAAGACACGCTCGCTCGTCTGAGTTCCATCCTTCTTCTTAAGGGTTACCGCGCAAAACCCCTGGCCACCTGAGCAATCAACGGCCGCAAGGGCAGAGGGGAGGTCATAAGCAACCTTGGCCGCCTGGTATTTGTTCACACGGAACACTTTGGACAGTGTGGGGAAGAAGGTCTGCAGGTTTCTGTAGCCGTAAATACCTTTGACGCCCTCAGGAATATCCTCTTGAAGAAATCTGGGCATTGGAAGGTTCATCCCCCGGAGTTTTTCCATCTTTTCCTCATCAAGAATACATGCGTCGTGTAAAAGCGCATATTTTTTAGAGGATACATAGAAGCAATGAGTTCGCCTATGGACGTGAGTCTACGTAAGTTTGATATGCGCAAAATCCAACAGGACGCCGTATGTGTTTTTATCGGCCGACGGCGCACTGGAAAATCCACGCTTGTGCGTGACCTCCTTTTTCACCACCAAGACATGCCTCTTGGAACAGTCATCTCGGGAACGGAGGAGTCCAACTCGTTCTACTCCAAGATGATCCCCCCGCTCTTCATTCACGGCGAGTATAGCCCCCTCATTCTCGCCAACTTCGTCAAGCGGCAGAAGATGATTATGGCGAAGATTATGGCGGAACAGGCAGCGGGCCAGATGAAGTCGCGCTACGACCCCCGCTCCCTTATGATTCTGGACGACTGTATGTATGATGACAGCTGGACTCACGACAAGAACATCCGCTACCTCTTCATGAACGGTCGCTGGCTCAAGGTCTTCTTCTTAATTACCATGCAGTATCCGCTGGGTATCCAGCCGGCTCTGAGAACCAACGTGGACTACGTGTTCATTCTGCGCGAACCCTATCTGAGCAACCGCAAGCGCATCTTTGACAACTATGGCTCTGCCTTTCCGTCGTTTGAGTTCTTCTGCCAGATCATGGACCAGTGCACAACAAACTACGAGTGCCTCGTCTTGGATAATACGACACAGAGCAATAAGTTGGAGGACATTATCTTCTGGTATAAGGCGGAGATGCACGGCGATTTCCGCATTGGGGCCCCTGAGTTCTGGGCACATTCGGCAGCACATATGAAGGAGAAGGAGGGGAATGAATATGACCCCCGTTCTGCCACACGTCTGAAAGGGCCGGCGATTCAAGTTAAGAAGATATAATAGATGGACAAGTCCGGTGCTATTTCTTGCTTATTATTCATAGCTGCCCTCGCCATTGCGCTTCTTATTGCCGACAGATATATACGCATTTCTCAATATATTGAGCCTTTTGAGGGGTCTGCCAATGCCCAGTGCGGTGTTGATATGGCGCCCTGCGACTTCCCTCTTCAGTGTGTGAACGGATATTGTAAGTCGGTTAACCCCAGGCGTCTTCCTGTGGATACGGGTCTCCCGGTTGTGTAACTCTGAAGCGGTTAAAAACATCGTATATTCTGGTGGCCTAAGATAGTATGGATTTTCTTAAGAACTTTGCGCCGTCGTGGATGAATCTCAATGTATTTGCTGGACTTGGCGCTGTTTTTCTTGTGGTGGCCCTGTATTTTGCGTATCGCTGGTATACGGGTAAAAAGAGCCCCTTTTCCGATATGGGAGAGCCGTGCGACCCGCAGTTAGAAAATGCATGTGGAAAGGATGCGAATTGCCACGCGGACGAGACTGGTGAGAAGGGTATTTGCTTTCCCAAGGAGGAGGAGGAGCCGCCTCGTGAAAATGTAGAGTCTGATAACGTCGTGACTTAATTCTAAGGAAGCCACTGCTTCCTTAGAATTAATGTCCTACGACTAATATGGTGACGGAACTAGAAATTAAGGGAGTTCTCCGAGCTCCCTTAATTTCTAGTCTCACCTGTAGAATGGCCCGTCTGAATAACAAGACTCTGCTTGGAGTATTTGTCTCGTTTCTCATTGTTCTCGCCTTGATCGCTGTAGTTCGCGCGGTTTTCCCCGCCGCCCTCTACGACGGATTCACGAACATGTCTTGCTACGGCGTGAAGTGCAATGAGGGCGAGTTCTGCCAGGAAGGCGTGTGCCGCCCGATCAACCCTGGTTACACGAATAACTACTATAACAAGGGCATTGAGTCATTCGTCAGCAACACAGCTGCTGCTGGCTCGGCTTTTAGCCCGAGACAGATAATGATATTTCTGGGAGTATGTGCGGCAATACTCGCTATCTGGGGGGTGCTGGCTCTGGGGGGTCAATTAGTGACTCGTGTATACCCGTCCGCACCGCCTGTTCGCGTAAATGGCAATATTCGCGTGTAACGTCGTTGGACATTAGAGTTTTACGGTAAATATGTTTGATTATGAATCAACATTATTTATAATATAAAGACATAATATAATGTTTCATCTGACTAAGAAAAATCTCGTCTACGTATTTCTTTCAGTCGTTATTGTTCTGGTGCTAGTTGCGGGTTCTGTATCAAATACGAATGGTTTTGCGAACAACTATGATAGTCACGCTGTTGAAGGCTTCTCGCCTTTTCAAACTTTTCTTGTTGACATATTTCTTAAATATTTATTGATTCCGGCATTAATCATCATAGCTATATGGTTAGGTATTTCATATTTTGTTAACAAAAGCATGAAGTCCGCAAATGCGGCGCTCGTCAAGTCCGCAAATGCGGGATTCTGATCATGAAGTCCGCAAATGCGGGACTCCTCCCCAAATAGATAAATATGTTTGATTATAAATCAACGTTATTTACTGCTTATTCTGTGTCTCCATCTTGCGCTGCATGGCCAGGTCGGCGGGGCCATCGAACATCGCATTAAAAGAGGCAGAAGAAGAGGAAGCAGCATTACTAGATCCAGTGTCGGCATCGGCATCACGGGTCACCGTGGTCGACGGTCCACTGCGCATCTTATTGCGGTTCTCGCGCATGAACATCTCGCGGGCCTCCTCGTTATCCTTATACTTCTTCATGAGCGTATTGAGCTGCTCCTCCGCATACTCCTGCTCACCGACATCCGTCGGCTCCGGATCCCACGGCAACCACTTGCCAATCTCTCCGAGGAAGATGTTGTGGATCTGGTCGTTGCGCTGGAGCTTCTTGGAGCGGGCCTCCGCCTCTGTCTTGCTAGCATAGACGCCACGAACCTTCAGTCCCCGAACATTTGTGCGGAACTCATTCTTCTCCGAGAACTGCTGCTCCAGCTTTGTCTTGTTGGCATAGACAAAATCATCATATGCCTCCTTGAGCTTGGAGTCCTTCATGTCCTTCTCATTCTCCTTGATGAATGTCTGGAGGCCGTCCATGACCGTGTCAACCCGAACCCGGCTGTTACGACAGAGGTCAGCGCAGCCGCTGAGGTCCTGCTTATCAAACTCCACCGCCTGCGCATCCAGCTTGTTGTTGATGCTGCGAATCGTGGTGGCGAGGTAGCCCTCGAGGCCGCGCACCCTCAACTTAAACTCATACTGCTGGAGGAAGGTGTCAAAGAAGAATAGGTCCTTCTTCGCCAACACCTTCTCCGGGCTCAGAAAGCTGAGGAGAACAACCTTCTGCCCCGGAATCTCCACGTCCTCATCCAGAAAATCCTCACGCTGGGTGTTTGACATCTACATACGTCTAGTTAGTTTCTATTTAGACCGGTGACGCGGAGCTAAGCGATGCATCCTAGCCAATCGCGGACCTAAGCCAATCGCGGACAAAAAATCTTTTTCAATAATATAGAGTTAAATGGACTTCACTACGGAGATTGTTAACCGTGCCATTAAGTACTTAATCGAGGGTCTGTTCGTGGCCATCGCCGCCATCTTCGTCCCGAAGAAGTCCCTGCCGGTGGAGGAGATCCTGACGCTCGCGGTTGTCGCCGCGGCGGTCTTCGCCATCCTCGATGTGGTCAGCCCGTCCATCGGTGTTACGGCTCGCCAGGGCGCTGGCTTCGGTATCGGCGCCAACCTCGTTGGATTCCCGATGCGTGCTTAGGCGCATCAGTGCGTGCGTAGATGTAGGCGTAAGCGGTGCGGTGCGGTATATTATTTCTTAATTTAGTCCACTAACATATAAATTCTCAATGTGTTTTTTATAGATATGTAATAATATATCTATAAAATCCAGATGAAGATAATCATAGTTGCGCTCATCCTCTTATTTATTGCGCTTGTGCTTACCCGGACCACAGAAGGATTCTTCGGCGCAACCTCACCTGGAACGATGGTCCAGTTACGAACAAGTCATGTTCCGACAGAAGAAGATGCATATTATTTCAAATATATCTACCCCCAAGTTGTCAATCGAGATCTTATAAGAATGACAGGTTCTGGCCTCTATTAAATCACCAACGGTAAATAGATGGACGATCGTGACCTAGTAGTCGTATGTCACTGTAAAAAACATAAACAATTATATCATATCATCAATGGTGATATGACTCACCCTCTGGGATCCGAGGTTCAATATGTAGATCCTGAGTGCAAAGAGAGCACATGGGATAAGATAGAATCCAATTCTAAACTTTATGTGTATGCGGCTTTCTGTCCTGTATATCGAGTTATTGAGTTCAACAAGAATTCAGAGGATGAGGAATGGTCATATAGCCTTGATACACTTCTCCACATTTTATCAGGTTCCTATCGGGTTCTTGAGAATGGGGGAAAGGTAATTTTTCCAAGAGCTTCCGGTAAAAGCGGAAAGACAATTTTGAAAGTTCAAGACCTAATTAATAGTATACACGGTATAGGAAAATGGGAAATTTCTTTTTTTAAAGAGAATGATGCTCAAATATCATTTCCTATTGTTGCATACCAAGAACGAGAGGATGTTATAAAAGATAATGATATTTGGGTTTGGAATAATAATGGAAGATTGACAAGGAAGACTGACGCAATAAAGAAGGGTACATGGCCATTAAAATATAAGCTCGGTTCATTCATTGTATTTACAAAAATAGTAGAAGGAGGAAAGAAAAAACAAAGAAAGACGCGCAAGCTCAATAAACGGAGATAATTCTAATAAGAATCATACATTCTTAATAGAATGGTTGGCCCGATTCTTCTAGGAATAGCTCTCCTCCTCTTTGCTTGCCTCATCGCCATAAATGGCGGTCTGCGCCTAGAGGGTTTTCAGGATACGAACGTATGCACGGCTATCAAGGTTGATAAGGCCTGTGACAATACGGCAGACTGCAACTGGGATAAGAAGACAGGGAAGTGCCTCTCCTGTGCCGAGCTTACCGCATGCGGCACGTGTGTAGATAACAACAAGTGTGGTTGGTGCACTGACATTGGTAAATGCGTAATGTCCGACCGCTTCGGTCTACCTCTTGGAAAGGCATGCTCAGATAAAAACTATGCGGTTAATGCTGATAAGTGCACAGCCTCTACCCAGCCCAAGTTCAATGCGGCCGACCCGAATTTCAAGACGGGTCAGCTAAACACTGACATGCCAGTGATGACCGCCTCAGGTGCTTCCACTTGCGCAAATGAAGACAAGGTTGTTGACATCGTGAAGGGGCGTCTTGCAAATGATATCAAGGCTCTTGTTCGCGCCGAGCTGACTGCGAACAAGATTACACCTGTTGAGGGTTTCCAAAACCTTGAGAGGGGTATTGCAGCCTCTGTTGTCGCGTCTATTTCGGACGACGTGCGCGCGATGGTCAAGAAGTCTCTGCCAAAGAAGGTTTAAATTTGAAGTTGGTTTTTTTTCATCCAAACGCATAGATAAATGTCCCGTTTCCTTCGGATTTCCGAGACTGTGATTCATGTTCCCAGTCTCGCAAATGTAAGTATGACAACTACGTGTTTTGGATCACCGCGCCTCTGTCTTTATTATCACACTCAGAAGACGCAGATTCTCTACTGTGGAAAGTATGAGGACTGTGAGAGGCAGATGATGCGTATCAAGGAAGCCATGAAGAGGATTGAGGCGGCGCTTGATGGAATTCCTCTTGTTGAGCCCGAGGCTACAGAAGATACGCAACCTCTGAATCCTAATACGGTTTCACCCAACATTATAAAGGGCGCAAATGCATCAATTTAGATTGACCGAATATACTGCCACGCCAAATCCTGGCAAATCAGCTTCCAAATCTTATCCTGGACATACAGTTTGTCCCTATTTTTCAGTAAAGGAAAGCAGGGTAAATACTCATCCAGCTCTAAAAGCTCGCAGAATTTATAGAGAACATAGGAATACGAGAGGAAGTTGCTGCGACCCTTGGGGCAATGGGCCTGGAAAGACGGCTGAATCTCCTTGAACATGAAGCGCAACTTCTCTTCGATTTCACGCGACATGACGGGTGCATTTTCTCCATTGAGCCGGTTCAGGATATGTGGCACGTGCTCATAATACTTATTGTAATGCAGCTTCCGCAGGATTTCCTTAATCTTGCTAGGCTTCAGACTGCTATAATCTGATATACGCTCCTTCTTGAGCTCTTCCACAATTTCGTCATAGACTGTGGAAGGAATCTCAGTGCTCTCCTTTGCCTGGAATTGCGCAAGCCACTCGTTGAAATGGTTGATGCGCTTGTATGCATAATAGGAGACTTCGCGCGGCGGGTCCTTGTAGCTCGGCTTGTCTGAGTCAATCAGGACGAACTCCTGATATCCGCATTTGGGGCAGGTAAACAACGCCTCATTCTGGCTGAAGATCATCTCGGTCTGGCAATCCTCACATTCTCCATAGGGGTCATTGAGCACCTCCGAGCCGCCGCGCGCGTGTTCAGGATCCACCTTCTGGAGATAGGTCTCCAGGATTTTATCGCGGCGGAGGCGCTCTCCAACTGGCTGGTTAGGAAGAACAGGGTCGCCGGCCGACTGAAGAGAACTCAGAATGTCGCCCGGTTTTACTCGGTAGGTTGAACTCTTGAGAACACCCTCCGCACCATTATTAATTCTCTCTTGGACATCGTAATACTGATACAAAAGTTCACCGGCGTTCAGAAAATAGTCATAGACCTCGTTGCCGCCGCGCCGCTTCTGAATCTCCTTCTGGAGGACCTTGATTTGCTGCTCTACGACTTCATACTGGACGTCATCGGTCACTGCCGAGAGACTGGTTTCCAGCGTGTTAAGATTCTCTTCCAGCTCGCCAACCTGCTTCTCACGGTCAATCATAGCACCGAGCTGGACTTGGTGGACGGTATCCAGGGTCGTTCTCGCCTCTGGATTACTCCGCTTCGTGGGACGTATCTTAAAAAACGCATCACCTGTTGACATTGTCTATGAATCTTATAGGTTTTGCGCTGTTCCGTTTAGACCGACCACGGCTTGAAAGTCGGAACGCAGCTGGCCGTGAAAAGTTTCCTTTTTCCGCCATTCCGGCACTTTGCTGGAATTTTTTCTTTCTAAGGGTTATAGAATCAAATGACTGGAGGTGGCTTGATGCAGCTCGTCGCTTACGGTGCCCAGGACGTTTACCTCACGGGCAACCCCCAGATTACCTTCTTTAAGGTCGTCTACCGCCGCCACACCAACTTCGCCATGGAGTCCATCGAGAACCCGTTCAACGGCTCGCCTGGCTTCGGCAAGCGTGTGACGTGCACGATCCAGCGCAACG